GGCGGCCTCAATGGCCAGGATGATCTGTTCGCGCTTGCTGCTCATGGAGTTGCCCAGGCTTCATTGATGTCTGGCGTGGCGGGGTTGTCAGCGATGAATGAGCCATCGGCTGCTCTGGCGCGGGTCAATCCACCTTTGGCTTCGCCGGCGGCAATTGCGTCAGTCAAGGGCTGCCATGGCAAACCACTGGCTTTGCTAGGAGCACGTTGCTCGTCCAGTTGGGACTGTAGCGCAGCTTCAATTTCCTGCACCTTTTCGTCACCGCCAAGTTTTTCTTTCACCCAGCCAATAACGATTTCGGGAGTGAGGGAAGCAAAAGGAATTGCGTTGCCTTCAGGAGCTTCAAGGCCGACGCTGCCATACGCACCAGCAGAATAAGTGCCATCTTTGGCATCTATGGTGTAATGAGCGATAAAAACAATGCCGTCAGCGGCATGGCGCTCAAGTTGAGCGATGTTCCAGAGAATGGTGGTCATGAAACGTTTTATGGTGTGGACAGTGTAGACAATAAAAAGGAAAAGGAGTGCAGAAAAGAATCAAGCTTTTCCGGCTGCAATGGCATTTTGCAAGGGCGTCAGGTTTTCCGTGGTCCAATAGTCCTTAGCGACCATAATCTCAAGATGCTCAACATTACGGTTAATGCAATCTTGCTCCTCTTCAGTGAGAGAGGGCCTAGCCAGAAGGCTATTGATCAAATTCACGCTATCCATCGAAGCGGAATACTGACGGGCTGGATCGACGGCTGGAGTAAACATTGGTTTAATTGATTGGGGGTTTAAGCGCCTTTGATGGCAGTGATTTCGTCCTGTAGTCCTTCAACCATTCCTGCAAGCTCTTGCACTGCATTGACAAGAACAGGCAGTAATGTACTATAACCGGCTTCAAGTCGATCGGGATTCTCTTGGCTCACAAGGTTTGGAATGACAATGCCAGTTTCTTCTTGCACGGCAAGAAGCTCCTGAGCGATGAAACCTGCGTCTTCGATGTCCACTTTGCCTCCATCGCGAGAGTCCCAAGTGAAGGACACTGGACGAAGTTTAGAGACAAAATCAAGACCAGCACGAAGATTGGTGATTTCTTTTTTGTCTCGGACATCAGACAAGGAAGTGATGGTCGTCACTTGACAGCGCAATGTAGCAATAGACGGATTGCCAAGGGTGATTACGTTGCTTGCCGTGGCAGATGCGCCTTGTGAATTATAACCAATAAAGGAATTATTTGCGCCCGTTGTATTAGTACCACCGGCAGTGTCGCCAATGGCCGTATTGGTGGTTCCACTTGTCGTGGCCACAAGGGCTTGGTAGCCAGTTGCTACGTTGCTATTGCCAGTGGTATTGGCGGCGAGGGCTTGGTAGCCAGTTGCTACATTGCTGATGGCGGTAGTATTGGCTGCTAGAGCTAAAGTGCCAGTTGCTACGTTTTGACTGCCAGTGGTGTTGGCGAGAAGGGCTTGGAAGCCAGTTGCTATGTTGTTATTGCCAGTGGTATTGGAGTAAAGGGCTTGGACGCCAATTGCTATGTTGTTGCCGCCACTGATGTTGGCTGCAAGAGCTAAAGTGCCAGTTGCTATGTTATTGCCGCCAGTGGTGTTGGCGAGAAGGGCTTGGAGGCCAGTTGCTACGTTATTGCCGCCAGTGGTGTTGGCGGCAAGGGCTGAAGTGCCAGTTGCTACGTTGTTGGCTCCAGTGGTGTTGGCGGCTAAAGTTCCATTTCCAACCACCGTATTGCTACTATTTGCACTATTGCCACGTCCCACTCTTACTCCATAAACAGTCAAGTCTCCCGTGGAAACTGTCACGGCTCCAGCAGCGCTAACCGTCATACGTGCGACGCCGCTAGTAGACACGCCCACGGAATTAGCCGAAGGCAAATAAATGCCATTAGCAGGAACAGTGGCGCTACTAGGAATTAACGCGGCAGCAGTACTATTGCCAGTAGTAATAATATTTTGGCTGCCAAAATCTGGGCTAATTTTAGTGCCAACAATAGCAGCAGCGCTATTAACATCTGCATTGACAATACTGTCATTCACAATGTTGACCGATGCTACGGTAACGGCACTAGGAAGCGCTCCGTTTGCAAGTTTAGAAAGATCAATGGCGGCAGAAGCGTTAATATCAGCATTGACGATGACGCCAGTTGCAATGGACGTGGCATTGCCGACTGAAGTGATGTCGCCAGTTAAGTTGGCATTGGTGGTAACAGTAGATGCATTGCCGGCTAATGCCGCCGTGATTGTTCCAGCAGAAAAATTGCCACTTCCATCACGAGCAACAATCGCCGAAGCTGTATTAGCACTAGCCGCAGTAGTGGCACTATTGCTTACTTTTCCTGCTGTCGAAATAGTCGCAAGTTTTGTGTCGACAATGGCGGCAGAAGCATTGATGTCAGCATTGACAATGGTTCCGTCAAGAATCATCGTGCTGGTGATGCTACCAGTGTCTCCAGTGGTGACAGCCGTGGCCGGAAGCCTTGCAGCTGGCAAGGTGCCAGCGCCCAGATCACTGGCGCTGCCGCTGGTGGCTACCGCAGCCAGGCCAGTGATGGTCGATGCGGCCTGGTTGTGCGCCGCTGGGGTGCGGGCGTCGCTGAGCCGGCTGTCGTTGCCCTTCACCACCTGCGTGGCGCTGGCATTCCCCGTGGCTGGTACATCCAGCGGTGATGCCGTGCCCAGGGTGGGCTTGCTGGTCAGGTCGGTATAGGCACCAGTGGTGGCCACCGTGGCCAGGCCGGTGATGGTGCTGGCGGCTTGGGTGTGGCTCGCAGCCGCCTTGCCGTCCAGGGCCGTCTGGGTGGCCGTGCTGACCGGCTTGTTGGCGTCGCTGGTGTTATTGACGTTGCCCAGCCCCACCGATGCGGCTGTGGCCAGGTTTGCTATTTCTTGGCTGCTGGCGTCCACTGTGACGCCGCTCTGGTCCATCGGCACGCGCTCGGTGCCGGCCAGCGTGCTGGCATTGGGTAGGCCTGAAATCGTGACATCAGCCATGGGTCAACCTACGCAGCAGCGGTGGCGAGATAACGGCCGTCCTGAGTCATCAGGCGCAGGCCGCTCAGTGTCGTGATGTTGTTGGCAGTCACGGCTGCCAGGGCCAGCGGCACCAAGCACCAGGTGCCATCGTCCAGCCGCATCGGCTCGTGGCGGACGGTGTAATTGGCCCCATCTACGGCGATGGTGCTGCCGTAGGTGAGGCTGCCAAAGTCGGCCGTGGTGCAGGTGAAGCCGTAGTCGATCGAGATGACCTCGCCGCCGAGCAGCATCTCGCTGTTCATCTTCAGGAATCCCCGGCCGGTGATAGCGCCAGCAGTTGCGCTGACGCTACCCAGGCGATCAAAGGCCACCCGATTAGCTGATGCCGAAAGGGTGGCCCAGCTCATCAGAACGAACCGTTGAGGCGGACGGTGCAGGTGGCGTCAGCATCGGCGCAGGTTGTAGCGAACACCCCGATCAGGGTATTGCTGGTGCTGACTGCGGTGATGTTCTTAGTGCTGGTGATCCAGTAGGCCTTGGCGCCCTGGGAGCCGCCGGTGCTGGCGCCGGTGGCCTTGGCCAAGGTGAACACGCCCTCGAGCGCGAAGGTGCCGACCTCGGCGTTGGCCAGGTCAGTGACAGCCACGCCGAAGGTGGCGCCAATCAAGGCACCACCGCCAGAGCTGACGGCATAGGGAGCAGCGAGGGCGAGCTTGTCGCCTTCTTGAATCGAGTTCTTCATGGGGTCACCTCAGGGTTGTTGGGGCGGGCCGGGGTCACCGGCCCAGGACTGGAGAAATCAGACGCCAGAGCTGCGATAGATGAAGCGGTAATCCTTCACGGCGCAGCCAAAATCGAAGCGGGCCAAGATGGTCAAGCCATCAGGATCGCGCTCAGGGACCGGGGTGATCGTGGGGCCAGGCTCATCAGCCAGGTAGCCATAGACCAGGCCATCCATCTTGCTGGGGCCAGCAGCGACGTACCACTGGGCGGCACTGCCATCGAGGCGAGGCTCGACGATCAGCTGCATGGCGCCCGCGTAGACATTGGGCCCCGCCTGTCCCGTCAGAGCGCTTGGCGCATAGCCGGTGGGGTAGAGGAACTGAAGCGCCGTGGCCTCCAGATCGCTAGGCACCACCAGGTAATCCGGGGTGACATTGACGGTCACGCCACCGATGTCGGTCTGCTTGCGCATGGCCTTCTTGGCGGCGTTCATGCCGGCGATGCCGATTACGCCGGTGCCGGTGTTGACGTGATCTGCGTGGAACAGGGCCTTGGAATCCACTGATACGGTGGCGTTGCCGCTGATCAATGCCCACACCAGATTTGACTCCAGGCGGCGGAAGCCACGGCCGAGATACTCGGGCACACGCTCCAGGGCGCTCAAGTCATCGTTAATTATCGCTTGCCTGGAGATCGAAATCTTCCGAGCATAAGTAGCGAGTTTCCAGGTGGCAGAAGCCTCTTTGAGGGTGCCTTTCTTGTACTCACCGCCTTCGAGCAGGAGCTCTGGTGCCAAGCCGGAATCACCGGCGATCACCAGGTCGCTGGCCTGCTTGAAGTCGGGCAGGTTGCGCTGACGGGCCAGAGCCTTCCAGGTGTGGGGCTCTTCGTTGTAGGCAGCATCCAGGCTCTTGCTGGCCAGGTTGCTGAACAGCAGCGGGAAGTCGCTGGTGCTGTGCATGGCCATCGCCACCATCTCGCTCTTGGAGCGGCCGACGGTGGAGATGCCCCGGCTTTCGGCGTGTGCACGCACGCACTCCATCAGGGAGTAGCCGCGGTACTGCTTGCCGGCATCACCCAGCTCGATGCCGGGGTTGATCCGGGAATAGAGCATCTGACCGATGCCAGCCATCACCGTTTCGCCAGAGTCACGGGTGACCTGGATGCGAGCAGGGTGACCAGCAGAGCTTTGGCTCAAGCCAGCGGCATGAGCGGTGACGATGTCCATGGCCACCTCAGAGAACGGCTTGCCGTTGTCGACCATGGCTTGCACCACATCAGGCGCCAGGCTGGCCTGAGCGGCGCAGCGGCGGATGTCGGTTTCGCGCCGCAGGGCGGCGACGGCCTGGGATTCAGTTGCAGCCTGCACAGGCTCGTGAGCCTGGGCAAGGACGGGCGCAGCCTCAGGCGTGGTGGACGCCAAGGGCTGCACCTCGGGGGTGGCGACCGGTGCGCCCCCGGCCTGAGATTGCGATTTCATTGTGATTACGGAGGGCTCGGGGATTGATTCCTCTGGGTTCAGCGTATCGACTGCAGCCCAGGTGTTCAGTTGCACCGGGGGATCCACGAAACGCCCTTGCGGTAGCCGGGGAACACTGGCCCGGACATCAACGGGTGCAGCGACTTCATCAGCCAGGCCGGCGGCCTTGGCGGCATCAGCGGTGAACCAGGTGCCGGCGCCGCTGCCGGCGCTCATCCACTCCATCACTTGCGCTTCGCTCTGGCCGCTCTTCTTGGCGTAGGTGGCGCGGTAGCTGGCGGAGTAGGTGTCGAGCAGGTCGGCGCTGCTGCGCATCGAGGCGGCATCACCGGCCGCCATGCTCCAGCAGTTATGGATCATCAGCAGCGCGTTGTCGGGCATGACGACCTTGTCGCCCGCCATCGCCACCATTGAGCCTGCGCTGGCAGCCACGCCATCGATGACCACTGTGGTCTTGCCGGCGTACCGGGCCAGCAGATCATGGATGGCCAGGCCCTCCCCAGCATCACCGCCGTAGCTGAAAAGATTGACCGTCACATCCCGGCCGCCGGCCTGCTGCAGGGCACTGGCAACGTCGGTGGCTAGGACGTCGATCCCCACGTCCCCGTAAAGCTGGAGCACTGGCGCAGTCGCCGCCGCCTTGACAGTTACTCCCTTCATGGCCACCACAATCAATGAGTCAGGCTACGGAGCCTGACCGAATCAAGGTGCGGCAGGGTCTTCAGTGGTGTCTGCTGCTGGGCCCGCCATCTGCCCGGCCTGCATCACCCCAGAGTCGCTGACCATGCCGGGATCGATCGACAGGGTGAGCCCAGAATCCCTGGCGCGGCTCACGTCTAGGGCCAGCTCAGCAATCACCTCCTCGGGCACATAGCCGAAGGAGCGCTGCACCTCGCTGAGTGACATGATCCCGGCCCTGACGGCATCGATCAGCGCCGGGATCTCCCTGGTGGGATCGATCATCTCGCGGCGTGGCGGGGTGTGGGTCCACTCCATCGGGCCCTTGAGCAGCCCGCTCATCCGCGCCAGCTCGTCATGCCAGCGGCACACCGGGTTCAGCATTCCTGGCACGGTCACCTTTCCGCGCAGGTAGGCGATGCGCCGGCTGAACTCCAGCCAACCACCGCGGAAGCTGCTGAAGTTCACATTGCTCAGATCGCCGGTGAGGCTCTCATAAGTGATCTCGTAGGCAGCTGCCACGGCGTGTGCGTACTCCCGGTGGGTGCTGACGAAATCACCAGAGCTGGGCGGGCTGAAGGCCTGGAAGTTGCGACCTGGTGGTAGGTGCTCGACGGCTCCAGGCTCGATGGTGTCGAAGGCAATGCCAGTGCTGTTGGGGTCCTGCTCACCATCCAGGTCGGTGACGACGCCGAAGAAGCAGGCGCTGATCTTGTCCTTCATCTGCTGTGCGGCGCGGATGTCGCCCATGTCCCGCAGGGTCATGATTGCTGCCGTGCCAAACGGCAGGCCCATGCGCTGACCGGCGCGGCGGCTGTCGTAATGCAGGCTGATCTCAGCCTTTGGCACGAACGAAGACTGAATCCTGACGCCGGTGTTCAGCACCGATTCGCCTGGGTGCTTGTCGCGGATCCAGTACCCCTGCAGCCGGCCGTCGTTGTCGAACTGCTGGCCAAACAGGATGTCGACGCCGTTGTC